CTGCTCTGGCTGCTCTGGCTGCTCTGGCTGCTCTGGCTGCTCTGGCTGCTCTGGCTGCTCTGGCTGCTCTGGCTGCTCTGGCTGCTCTGGCTGCTCAGCATCTTGCGAAGGTGGCGGTACGTCAATTTCTTTTCCCGCTTTACCGTCTTCTTTGTAGGTCGCTACCTGTAGATGCTTAACGGCATTTTCAGCAATTCGATCATCGACTTCATGAACACCCGGCTCAATCTCAATGACGCGATTCCCGTTATCGACAGCAACTTTGAATAACTTGTGCACTTCAATTACTGGTGGCATTTTCAATCTCCAATAAATAAGGCCCCGTAAGGAGCCTTATTTGATGTTGTGTTTATGCGGACAAAGCCAAAACTTTAATAGCATTTGAGTCAGTCAACATCCCACCTACACGCTTGGTTGTGTAGAAACCAACATATGGCTTGTTGGTGAAAGGATCGCGCAATGTACGAGTGCCCATGCGGTCTACAATCGTGTATCCGCGCTTGAAATCACCAAACATGATTGCATTTGCATCTGCCGCTGCATCTGGCATGTCTTCATTTTCTTCAATGCCGTAGCCGAGAAGCAAAGAAGGTTGACCTTGCTGTAAGCCTGGTTGCCATAAATAATTGCCGTCCGTATCTTTCAACTTACGTGCTTTTGCAACCGTTAAACCGTTCATCATGAAGGATGCATTTTGACGATAGCCGCGCTTAAGTGAATAAATTAAGTCAATTAAATTATCACCACTAAATACACCCGCTGAGCCTGAAACAAGCTTTTGCAAAGATCCAAATGCACGTGCATCATCCGCTTTTGTCGCTAAAGTATGCGCCAAAATACCTTTAGGCTTATTGGTTCCATCACCTGTTAAGAATGCTGAGCCTTCTTTTTCGGCAAACTCACGTGCCACTTCTTCTGATAACCATTGTTCTACATCAAAGAACACATCATCCAATGAGGTTTGTGTTGCTTGAGGGTTCGCATAGATTTCGCCCATAGTTGCAACAATTTGCGCCAATGTTGGAGTATTAGTTGCAGGTCGTGCAGTCGTTTCACCAACCCAACCTGAACCAGCGCCACCAAGATTGACTAATTTTTTGTAGTCCGATGTGCTCACCGTGATAGTGTTGCATACACGGCGCATTGGACTTTCGTCTTTCAAAAGTTGCAGTAATGTACGATCCAATTCTTCTGGTACCGCATACCCACCATCAGCCTCAACAGCGACTTGAACCGCTTTTTGTTGCAAATCAGCCAATCCGTCGTCCGAACCTTTGCGCAAGAACTGCAAAAATGCTTTTTTATGCGCTTCTACGTCTTTGCCTTTTGCAGCATCTGGACGTTTTGCAGCTTTAAGCTCTTTTTCCAACTCAGCTTTCAGGTTGTCAATTTCACCTAGCTTTTCATTCATCTTATCGGTTTTTTCTTCAAGCTTTTGCTTTTCAGCTTTGATCGCATCAAGCTCTTTGTCATTCGCCTTTTTAAAATCTTCGAATGCGCCTTTAAGCTCTTTTGCAACTTCGTTTACGTCTTTTTCATCAATAGCCATGAGTATTTATCCTCGTAAAAATGCTGTTAAGTCTTTCAATGATTGAAGTGCTTCATTCTGACCTTCAGCATCCCGCTGAGAATCTATTGCACTGTAGCCTTTGGACATAAATGCCTTGGCTTGTGAACGTGTAAACCCTACATCTCGCAGGGCGCGTTCAATTTTGGTTGGAGATGGTGTTTCACCTTTTTCAAGCAGTGATTTCACTTCTGAAATCCGTGCTTCATCATTCGCAGGCATGGTCACAAGAGACACTTCCCACAAATCGATTTCTTTTAAGAGATAGACCCCTTTTGAAGAGTCATATTCCCAATCTTTTAAGATGTACCCGATTGATAGACCGCCAAGGCTGCCTGCTTTGGCATGTGCATAAGCACGTTTAGCCAATGGATCATCATCAATAAGAAGGCGGCCTTTCACGTATAAGCCATGGTCGTCTTCTTTCATTTCTGTATAGATGCCGATTGGCTCTGACATTTTGTGTTGCCAGAGCAATGAAGGCAGGCGACCTTTTTCAGCCCAAGAAGAAAGGGACTTTTGAAAAGCCCCTTTAACCACCACATCTGAATAACTATCTTCGACACCAAATACCGAGCCGTAGCCTTCAAATTCTCCCGTATCTGTTAGAGATTTAATCTTTAACGGGATATCAAGACGCTGCTTTGTTTGCATCGTTTTCCCCTTCTGGATCTGTTGTCATATTCATTGGTGTTAGATAGATGTCCCCACCTTCACGTGGGTTCATATCCTCAAGCTCGCGGCAATCATTTGGACTTAACCACCCCCACTGAATGCCTTTGCCATAAGATTCATAGCGGGTTTTAAGATCCCCTCGAAGTAACGCCCCTGCATTGAATTTCGCGTAATGGGTTTTTCGGTCCTTCTCGCTAAGCAATCCAACTTTGATTCGAGACTCAATTCGCGTCATATAGGGAACCAATGAGTAGTTCACGAAGCTCATCCCCATATGTTCGATATTGTTGAGCGTCATTTTTTCCATATTGGCCGCCAAGTGCGGTGGCACACGGAAAAGACCGCAAATTTCAGTCGCTTGATACTGTCGTGTTTCTAAAAATTGAGAGTCTTCAAGATTTAATGCTGTCGGCTTCCATGTAAGACCCTCCTCTAAGATCATTGGCTTATAGGTATTGGCTAAACCTGCATAATTTTCTGTGAATTCATTTTTCAGACGATTGAAGGCCACATCAGTTAAACTTTCCGCTGTTTCAAGCACTCCAGAAGTCACTGCACCGTTTTTAAATAACTTTGTTCCGTGTTCTTCGGTATCTAATCCAAGTCCAATACACTTCCGCGCATAAGCAATCGGGTTAAGACCGTTTAAACCATCCAATGTGAATAATCGGACATGCCAAATTTCATCTTGGGATAGAGTCTTTAACCCGCCATTTTTGAAATTCACCTGATACTCCACGGTCCAATCATCGTTAAGCTTTGGTGTCACCGATGACGGATCTAATGGAAGTAACTCGACCACGTTGCCTAATGCATAAACCTTATAGGCATAAAAATTCCCGCGCAGGCACAAACAAACCATCAGTAATTCCCAAAACTCTTGGGCTGTCATGTAGTCATTTGGTGCCACATAAAGCAAATCGTGTAATCGATGGTTATCTGCTATTTCCTTATTTCGACCTACCCTTTTATACAAACGGCAAGGCAACATACCCATAGATTCAGATAGCACACGAACACATGTAAAAACTGTGGTGAGTTGCATCGCACGCAAAGGCGTTACTGGTTGCCCCATACCTGTTACATACTCAGCCCCAAAGAATTTTGCCAAATCATCAGGACTAGAAATGATTTGGGGAGTTGTCTTGAAACCAAGCAACTCCCCAATTTTTGTTTTTAAGCTCATTACAATTTCCTAATCCCGTGTTTCTCAAGATGACTAGATAGATTTGATTCCTCAGGACTACTGTTAAGTGTAAGGATTCGATTAATACCCATAAGGCTTGCTACAGCACCATCAATTTTCTTAAAGGGCTTTTCCTTATGAGGAAAATCCGTGTCGTTGGCACCCTTTTTAGAAACTACATTCCCAACCATCCAAGATAAAATTGGGTTCCCGTCGTGGTGCCATCTCCCTGAAGCAATTGCCGCCTCAAGCTCTTTCATTGCTGGTGAAAAAACTTTTGTGATTTTTGGGATCTTGATTGACGTATGACCTGCATCATCAACTTTTTTGGCGATTTGAAAGCCGCCCCATTCATCATATGGAACTTCTTGGACAACTAAATTCTCAGCATCATCAGTTATATCCTCGGCAATTTCATTTAAGTCATTCTCGGCACCATCACAAACAGTCAATAAATCTTGGTTTAACCATTTTTGATAACGCTCAATGACTTGCTTTTCATCACCGTTATAAACCGTGTCATAAGGTAAATAGAATCTTGGAGCGATACAGTAATAGTGAATCTTTCCATTAATGATTCGATAGAACAGATTGATACGCGCAGCAATATCGATCTTTGATGACAAATCCACACAAACCATGCAGGGATCATTTCTAAAATCCTCAATCTTTAAGGTCGTATCCTTGCATTTATTCCATTGCTCCATGTTGAAGAACGCTGATTTCGCAGAAACCCAAACATTGAGATGCTTAGTTTTGAACGTGTTCTGCTTAGAAGCATTTTGAACTGCTCGTCTTTGTTGGGACTCTAAGTAGTCTGCATAAACAGAAACGTTAAAATTTGGGTTAGCCTTCGCCAGCACCTTTGGATCGGTCCAGTCATCACCCTCATCAATTGTCCAAATCCAACCAAACAGCTCTTCATCAGGTACAACACCTTCAAGCATTTCTTGCACACGAACCCGCAGGTCATAGCAAGGACCTTCGATATTGAATCCTGCAGTTGTAATCGTAAAAATTAGCGGCTGTCTGCGTGCACCCATACCTGTTTGCATGGTGTCATAGAGTCTGGCATCAGCATGCTCATGATACTCATCCACAATTGCACAATGTGGGGATTGGCCATCAGGCGGATCGCCAATAATTGGCTCAAACAATGAACCATCAGTTGGGATTTCCAAACTGCCTGCATTTACTAAGATCCCTGCTGCTTCAACTAAGTCTGGTGAGCGATTCACCATTAGCCTTGCAGGTTTAAAGACTTCCCATGCTTGTTTTTCTGTTGTGGCACCTGAATAGACTTCCGATCCAAACTCACCATCGTTCGCAAACATGTTAAGTGCAACGCCAGCTGCAATTGCTGACTTACCATTCTTACGAGGCACTTCCCAATAGCTTTCACGGAAACGGCGATAGCCATCTTTCTTACGAATCCAACCAAAAGTGCAGGCAATGCCAAATTTTTGCCAATCTTCTAACTTAATTTTTAAACGTTTTAGTGCCCATTCACCCTTTGTATGAGGCAATAATTCAATAAAAAGAATCTTTTTTTCAGCTAATTTTGGTTCAAATTTATAAGGAAAATCGCGAGATTTTGATTTTTTTAGATCATCTAGGTGTCTTTGACACGCCAATTTTACCCATTTACATGCAGGGATCTTTCCAGAAGTTACTGACTTTGCCCATTTGTTGGCAGCGTCAACATTTGGATAATTGTCAGCCATCTATACCCTCACATGTCTAAAACTCCTGCAAATGCATTGCCCTTTTTCTTCTGTCCACCACCAGTTAAACGCGCACGGGAAGAAGGATCTAATCCGAGTAAAGAACCAAGCGTTGCCATCTGACGGACCGCCTCATTCATGGCGGTTAAAGCTGGATTTTTAATTGGTCCACCTTGAGATCCGATTACAACGATTCCATTCAAAGCCACTTCCTTCTGGGCTTTCCGCCAGTTTTCATAAGCCAAACAAAACCCTTCTACGTTATGCATATCGGTGATGCGTAGAATCTTATTTTTAAGTAGTTCAGGGACGATTGATTTCCAAATCATAGGAGCATATTCCAAAGCCTCCATGTATTCAGGCACATCAATATTTGTGACTTCAGAAAATTCAGGTACATGATTATTGAGTGGACGCTTGCCAGGATTGCCATTAGCTCTCTTTGTCTCTTGTGGTTTTGGCTTTCGGCCTCGCCCTGGCACTGATGCTATTCCGCCCATAAAGTCAACCCGTAAAATTTTTAATTTCGCGCACGTAAAAATGTGCCTCAGGGGGCGGTCATTTAGCTGAAAGGTCTCAACTTTTTACCTCCCCCCCTCCCTTTCTCAAATACAATTCAATCAATCATGTGGTTTGCTTTCTTGTTGTTACACTTTCGACATGCACAACGCAAATTATTCATTGAATGTGATCCACCTCTGCTTAGTGGGACAATATGATCAACCTCTGGTGCGTTGAATTCATATGTACCACGCAAATTCTTTGGTGTGGGAATCCCGCACAAATAACAAATCCATCCATCTCTATTCAGTACATCTATCGGATCAATTCGTTCTGCCTTTGATGCATTGCGCTTTAAAGCATCTAATCTTGATCTTTTAGCCCTGTAATATGGTTTTGATCTGATGTTCTTGTTCTCACAACTTGCTGAACAAAACTTCCTGAGATTTCCTTGGTATGGCGCATCACAAAATTCATTGCATACCACACAAAATGAAACTCTCACATGTGCTTCAGCTATTCGTGTATACGTTTCTCTAGAAACCTTAGCTTCTTCTGAAATACTTCTTATTCGACATTCTGCCGAGCAATACTTAGACTGTCCTTGCTTACTATTGAATTCAACTCCACAGCAAAGACAGGTTTTGATGGTTGGTATTTTCTTTAATTTATATTTTAGTTTGTCGTAACACTGCCTTGTGCAGCATTTCATTCTCTTTTGCTTTGGATTGAAAACACAATCACATACTATGCATTTGGCCTGTGGGTTACTATTTTGCATTAAGCTGCTCTATTGCGGTTTTCTCTTTATGGTGTAGCGAGCAAAGCGACTGTAAGTTGTTTAGATCATCTGTGCCACCGTGTGCTTTTGCCTTAATATGATCGACATCTGTTGCCAACGTTACACGACCAAGGGTAGCACACGTAACACATTGATAACCGTCTCGCTTCAAGACGAGCTCACGAATCTTTCTCCAAGCATGACCATAGCCTCGCTCAGTCGTTGATCCCTTTCGATCTGCTCGTTTGTTCCAGTTGCTGCGCTTGTCAGCATGTGTTTCGCAATAACCATGTTGGTTGCGTGACTTCACAATGTTAGGACAACCAAACTCACGGCAAGGTCTACTCATAATTAATCATCCAAATTGCGTGAGCTTCTTGGCTCTTCACTTTCATCTTCCAATCGAATCAAAAGCTCATTGATCTGTGCTGTCTGTTCGTTGTTGATCTGCACTAACTGGCTGATCAATTGAATCAACTGATTGTTTTGTTCCAACACCAAGTGACATGAGCACCCGCTGCATTCTTTCTTTGGCTTGTCTTGCATGTTTGATCATCCATTCACGGCGGGCTTCACAGCCTTGGCAGGTCATTTGGTAGATTCCAAATTGCTTTCCAAATTCTTCACTAATCGCTTTTGCTCTCGGATAAACACGGCGACTTCATCAATTAGTCTCTGAGGCATATCACATGGATGAATCATTGATGCGCCTTGAATGTTTTCTCTGTAGCATTTCAAATTCTTTTGAGCTTCAACTTTATCCATAAGCAACCTCGAATAAAAAGAAAACCCCGCCAATATCTAGAATTGAGCGGGGTTCTGTGCGCCGTAATACGTTCGGCTAGTCTTTAACTTCTTTCAAACAATTTCGGCACACTTTGATTTTTTCATTATCAACTGTGTAATCAATCTCAGTCGCACCGTGAAATCCAAACAAACACATCAAGAATCGGAGCATTACTTTTCTCCATACAAAAAAAAAGCCCACTTCCGTAGTAGATTGATGTGGGCTTAAACTAAGGACCTTGGAGGGTCATTGAGAAACTACAGCTGTTTCTAGAAGTAATCATGCATACTGGTTCGTGAATTTTATGTGAAAAATTAAAACAAACCAGTATTTAATGAATTATCACTAATTAGAATCTGGGTGGCGGCATTTGACTTTAAATCACTATGATTAAAGAAAGCCACCATTGGGTGCCCTGATATTGCTTACACAAAAAACATTTCTCAGGGCATTAAAAATGCTCACATTTCTGTGAGCGGTTTTAGGTTATCTCGTCTTTCCGAGTGTCAGTCGTTTTCCCGGTTAGACGATATATAACCTCGTCTAACTTAATAGAAAATTACTCGCAATTTACGACTCAATCAATCAGTTTATTTCATAATTTTTTGATAAATATCACGTTTAATTCACGAATGATATGATCTCTATTTGAT